TTGTGACTACGTTAGCAACAATTGTAGAGTTTGCGGTAGCACCTGTGCCATCGCCAGTAATTGTAACCGCAGGCGCAGTAGCGTATCCAGAACCACCAGAAACCACTTTAATAACGTGAATACCACCATTCACTGCGGCCGCTTGAACATCCCATTGATCTTCACCACCATCAGCGAGTAAAGTCTGAACTGGAATATAATCATTTGTCAAAAACTTCAAAGCATTTGCTGTGGTAACTGTATACATGTATTTCCAAATATAACCATCAGCAGTTGTAAATGGTACCGTGCTTATACCTGTTGGTTTTGTTGTTGATGCTGTAGCCACCGCATTAAACAAACACTTGTATACATTATATTCGTCAGTAATAACATAGAAATCGTCATCTGTTATATTCGTGTCTTGATCGTCATACTGGTCATAAACTGTGCCTGAAGTCCAGTTATAGCGTTCAATTGCGTGTGTTACATCAGTCGATTGAATACGCTTTGCGCCAAACATGTCACGCCACGGAGTATATTCAATATTTGCTGTAGAATTTACTGGTGTTGGCGGGTTATTATCGTCTGGAAATGCGGTGTTTTTTCCGACAAACAAATACATTATGTTGTTTGACGCCTCTGAGAAAGACTCCACAAACTGTTGTGCATTGTGGACTCTGAATTTGCTAGTTACTATGGAAGGCATGTTTTTTCCTTTACTGAAATTTGTTCGTTAAATTTACTTACTATTTATACTTTTTTTTAAGCCACTTGTTGCTTATATGCTAAAACATTTGTGTAAGAACCCACAGGATTTACGTTTACCTGCAAAAATGTTGAATTTGCCACACTTTTAACAATAAATTTTTCATTATTAACAATAAAAGAATCGTTAATTGAGAAATTATTGGCAAAACTTGTTCCAGTACCAATAACATTATTGCCTGAAAATGTGACTGTTCCTGTAATTTTAATATTCTTGTCATATACACCAGTTACATTAGGCTCAGTTGTAAAGATTGTATTGAATGAAAATGAAGAGAATGTTGAAATCAACGTATTTGCATAATTCGAAATAATAAAATCATCATAAATTGTTCCATATGCAAGAAACTCCGAAGGAATTGATAATATATATTGGTCACTTATATCGGATGAAAGATCAAATTGACTTTGTGTAATAATTCCTAATGTTGTATCAAAAGTTGATGTGGTATCCAGTGTACTTGGTGAAATATAAACTTGAACTTCTCTATTTGACACCAAAGAAGAACTTGTATCTGCTATACTACTCATAATTCTAGTATATTTAGATTGTGCAACACTAGAAGAAATATTGAAGATAGAAAGAATGCTCAAAATATATTCATTCAAGTTACTCAAAATGTCAATTGTGCTACTGATAATTGGCGTAACGTCAAATATACTCTTGATTAAAATTTCACCAAACGCTTGTAAACCTGCCGGATGAATAATGCTTTTGAGTGTATCTCTATACGCAGAAAAAACTAATCCGCTTCGAATAACATAAGAGTAGTCTTGATAGTAATATGAGTCTTGAATAATTTTGTAATCAATTTTACCATCGTCATTTAATAAAACGCCTTCTTTGATTCCTAATCCTGAAATAGTTACGGTAACGTTTGCGTTACCATCACCAACAGTAGATGTAGATGCATTGGCTGTACTATAGTTGATACCAAAATTGGTAATTTCAACAGAACGAATAGATCCAATACCAGTAATATTGTTTGAAGTGTCTATACTAACATTTGCACTTTTACCTTGAATATTTGTTGCTATTAAATTTGCACTAGAACCAGTTGTTGTAGATATAGTAATTGAAGGTAAATTTGCTGAAGTATATCCAGTGCCGAAATTTGTTAGTTCAATACGTTTGATCGGACCCTTTACTGACCAATCTTGATTTTTAATAATGTCGTAATAACTGCCATCAGCTAACATTCGTTGCCCATCTTCAAAAAGAAGATCGTATGTGATAGTTTCTGTGACAGATGCAATTTGTCCGGCTGCGTTTACGCCAGCACCGCCAGTAAACACCAATGTGTTTCCGACACCATAATTTGTACCAGCATTAACAATTGTAATTAAATTGTTAGACAATAATCCTAAAGATGCGATGATTGTATCTTGTAGTATAACAGAAGGCTTTTTAAAATATCCCTCACCTCTATTGATAATAGATAATTTAGAAATTTCACCAACAGTATATGTATTTGCACCAGAAGTTACTGAGTATGTATTTGCAAGTTCAGAAACTTTAAAACTAAAACCAGTACCACCAGTTCCTGTGTTGTTGATTGTTGCTTCGGTATTTAATTGATAACCATGCCCAATTGTATTTATTTTTAATGCGCTAATTGGCGATTCTTTAATTGAAGATACTTTTGCCTGTGCTTCCAATCCATCACCAGTGATGATAATAATATCACCTTCTTCATAACCAGAACCACCATCTACTATTATAATACCCGATACAATACCATAAATTGTTGTAGATAAATCTGCATCCTCAATATCAACAATATTTTCACCAGCAGTAAACGTACCACTGACAAGTTTAAGTGTCATTTCAGCAATTTCTACCGCACCAATAAAGAATTTTTTAATATCAATTACGTTCGCAAGAACACCAGAAGTCTGTCCACGAATAGTTTTGTTTAAAAATAAGAATATGTCTCTAGTGTCGGCTGACACAGAAATTGTTCTGATGATTTGTGTCTTTTCAAAGTTACCATCAGATATGCGAAGAATATCTTCTCCTGGATAATAAAAATCAATATCTTCATTGTATAAAAGTTTGAACAAGAATCTGTAAGATTGCTCATTACTTTTAGATTCATAAAAATCTTTAAAGTATTGTGCAATTAATTTTTTATCACCATAGTATGATAAAGGTATGCTAGGATATAATTCTTCTCTGAGATAATCAACATATTTGTCGATGGAAGTTTCAATATTTTTGTAGTTTAAAATATTTCCTGATGCACGACCAACGTTGTCTTTAATTATATTGATTGTTGCAGTAGCACCAGAAGTCTGACCAGTAATACTTTCAGAATATGCAAATACAGTTCTTGATGTTGATGCAATTACAATAGAGTTTGTTTTAAATTCTTTGATCGATGCAATTGCGCCAGAAGTTGCGCCAACAATAGTTTCACCAACAACAAACGTTCCAGTTTTATTGGTTAGTGATAATGTTGTAGATTGCATCCATTCATAGTATGCTTTTACAAATAGCAAAAATCTTTCCGTGTTAACGGAAGAATTTTCACCAATAAATGATTCTATATTTAATGAAGGCTTAAAAAATGTATCATTCATTTTTTATCTACTGACTAAACTAATTGATTTATCATCAATCATTGTAACTGATATGTCAGCATCTCTAATTGTAATAATCTGACCTCTTAATGGAAGAATGTCTTTGTCTTGTGGCACCGCAGTTATTTTTAATGTTGTGCTGCCATCGTTAAATGCAGTTGGCGCAAAACTTGTTAAAATAATTTTACCCGTAGTGTAGTTAATTGATCCCGCATCAACAGACACCGCAACATTTTCAATGCCTAGTACTCTGTAGATACGAATTAAACCATTATTATCTTCTAAGAAACAGTCTGAAAATCCACCAAAAGTAAATGCATTGGATGTTATTTTATTACCAACACCAAATGATTGAGTTGTTGGTCTGCCATTTGTTGCATCGTCTATTGAATTTGAAAAATTAATTTCATACCTTGTACCAATACCCAATTGAACATCAAGTTCTTTTCTCATTTGTGCTATAGTTACGCTACTTAAAATTGATCTCTCAGAAACATCAATTAGTCTAGATAATTTAGAATATCTAAAATATTTGGAGAACTGATTTATTTCGTCTGAATTATATAATTTAATTGTATCAATGACAAGTTGTTTAATTTCATCGGCAGTTGATATCGTTGCATCAGATTGATACTTTACAATTGCATCAACAATAATAAATATATACTCAGGATCAACAATTTCTGTAGCAATAGTTAAAACTTTTTTAGGTTTAATTATAGAATTAATTAAATTTAATTTTTCTGTTGCAGTCAGCACATCACCCGTTGTTGGTTTAATTGCAATAAACACTTTTCCATATGTTGGAGGATCATTATCTTCACCACCCCATACAATGCAAGAATCTACTGTTGCCTGCTGTAACATTAAAGTTTTATAGTCATCGGCTGTTACCACACGATTCTGTGCTTCGTATGCTTTTGGTGCATTAAATTTAATTTGATTGGTTGTTTCTCTGTCAGAACCGGCTGCGGCTGGATCGGATGCAACAAAGTCAATCGCTGTCACACCTGCAATAGAATCTGAATATGTCAACGTTTCAATGTCATTTGCCAAAGATCCATTAGACACAAGATATTCAAGGACAACAATGTTGCCTGAATCTAACGCTACACCAAAAACACCATCACCAAATTTAATTTCAAATTGTCCATCTTCAACTTCTTCAACGTAATAAACTCTAGTTGTAGATGTGATTTCAACCAAATTAGTAACCTTTGAAAATGTTCTTGTTGTGCTATCAACTGAAGAATTTAAAACACTAACAGTCAATGTTGATGTGTCTACGTCTTTATTTGGAATTAAAAATCTTTGATCCGAATCATTCAAATTTACCGAATATCTTCTGTTAATATATCTTCCCTCTTTGAGAGACATTGTGCTACTATAAACACCATTTGTTGGTGATACGATAACCGAACTTGTATTTAAAAAGTTAAATGTTTTTCCATCCACCGAACCGCTAAAAGAAGTATATGCAGGAATAGTTATACTTACTGGAGAACTAGTAAGTGTCAATGTTGCAGTTCCGCTAATAGATGCAGATGTAACTGAACGTGGCGTATAGTTTAATGATTTAGCTAAGTTAACAACTGAATTTCTTTTTTGTGCTGTTGGCAAGAACGCCTCAGCGGCTACCATGTTTAGGTAGAATGAATTATAGTATGTGTTATACGCTAACAAGTCTAGCAAAACATTAAGTCCAGAGCCTTCAAAGTTATAGTCTCTGAATTGATCCTGTGCTTGCAGATAAGATTTAAAGTTTGTTTTAATTCCTTGAAAATCTAACGCATCTAGTTTTAAATTGTTATCGGATGCCATTATGCTGTCCTCTTGATTGTTGTTTGTAGACCTGAAATACCAGTCGCATTTTTAATGGTATATTCCAACTTGATATCAAATCCATCATCCGAGTAGTTAACCTTTATGTCTTTTAAAGTTATACGTTTTTCGTATTTCTCAATGTCAATTTTAAGACTGTTCCTAAGTTCGTATAATGTAAATGCACCATTTCTGGAGAACAGATAATTTTTAACGCTACTGCCATAATCAGGCATAAATGGTCGTGTACCTTTTGGTGTGTTAATTAAATTAGACAAAGACCTTCTGATCGCAACTTCATTTGTGATGGGACGAACGTCACCAGTCACAGGATGAGGTGTGAAATCTAGAGGTAAATCTTTATAAAAAACAATATCAGCCATTTTTTTCTTTTATTTATGTTGTTTATTCTGCCGTTTTTGCGTCTTGAATTTCTTTTCTGCGTTCTTTTGCGGCTTTGGTAAACTCTGCTAATGCTTTTCTTGCTCTAGTACCAGCGGCTTTGTTGCCTTTGTTGTCGAATTTATCATTCTCTGCAAGATATGATTCAAATAAATTTACTAAGTTTTCGTGATTTGTCATTATTATTTCCTTATAAAGTGTTGACATTTGCTTGACAGTATGATATATTACTGTGTAGACTGTGATATATGACTATTATACACTATACCATTGTGTAGTAGATGTTGCAAACAATTGAATTGATGTGCTAATAGCCAAAGAAATAGATGTATTTGCTCCTAAAGCATTGATTTGGGCACCAGTAGCAGGGTAAATCTTTAATATATCAGCCGAATCACTATTTCTAACAAGTATACGCATACCAGCCACAGCAGTTGGAAGCCTTACGCCATCAGCAGCCAAAGCGACAACAGTTACGTTATTAATGTTTGACACCAATGCAGTTGCAGTTGCTTGAGTAGAGCCAGCCGCAGATACAGCCGCAGAAATGCTGTCGATCACAAACCCGCCGAACGTGGTAGTGCTGTTTGCGCCAGAAACAGCAGAACCAATGTTGATGGTTGTTGTCGAACCAGATACACCAGCAGTGCCAATGTTGACAGTTTTAGTTGTCGCTGTTGCTGTTGCACCAGTAGCTAAGTTAAGTGTCTGTGCCGCTGTAGACTGGCCAAGCGTGATAGCACCAGTTTGAGTAGTACCGCCAATAACTGTTGTGCCTGTTGTAGCGGTAGTTCCAATGGTTGTTGCACTAGTCGTAGCACCACCTAATGTGATTGTGCTAGTGGCAGAAAGTGTTCCAGAAATACTTGTTGTGCTTAATGTTGTTACTAACAAAGTTGTTGCACCACGAACAGTCAACGTTCCATCAACAAAAGCATTTGAACCAGCAACAAAGTTGCCATTTGCAGATAAACCACCACCAATATACAAGTTTTCTGTATCTAGTTTTATTGAATTGGCATTTGTGTTGTATTGATAAATGGCGTCACCACTACTACCCGACATGTAGACACGATTCGGATATGTTGTACTATCAATAAACATTCCAGTAGGGGTTGCTTCTTCAAAGCCAACATAAAGTTTTTCTATTAGTGTTGCAGTACTGACATTCCATGCCGTGGCAAGTGAGTACTGCAAAATGGCATCCATAGTATTTCCAAGAATCCACATTGTTAAACCGTCATTGCTTAAATTTACTTGTTGTGGTGATGATTCTATTGTTGTAACGCTGTAGGAAATACTTGCATAAGATGCGGTTGAAATATCCCAAGCAGTCGAAAGCGTGTATTGATAAACTGTGTCTGTGCCTGATCCAACAACATACATCACTAAACCATCTGGTTTAAACCAAAGACCAGTTGGAGTA